AATATAACATAGCTGGAATGATTTATCTAAACCCGTCTGCGCCAATGGGCACGGGCACTGGATTTTACAACTTCAATTATGGCACATATGAGTCATTTTTTCACCTAGCATTAGATGAATATAATTCTTCACCGCTTGACAGAACAAAGTTTGAACAAGATAAAACTCGTCAGCGATCATTTTTTAATAAGACAATGACAGTTGAAAACGAATTTAATCGATGCGTAATGTTTCATCCTAATCACTGGCACGGTGCTGACAGATTTTTTGGTAATACAAAAGAAACTGCAAGACTGACAATTAACTTTTTTGGCGTATGGCAATGAGTGTAGATACAGATATTATAGAAATTGAAAATTTTATCCCTGTAGATTACCAACGTCATCTACTTCAAACTATGACCAGTCTTGAGTTTCCATGGGTCTTTAATCAAAACATGGTGTCTGGTGACGACTGGGCAGTAGGCAATGCACAGAATCACGCTGGTTTTAATCACTTCTTTTTTGAACAGGGAAAATATACAAGCCAATGGTTTAATTTATTTTATCCTCTAGTATTATCAATAACTAGTTATCAAAATATTAAATTTGATAGGTTGGTTAGAATGAGAGCTAACTTAACATTACCTAATTCGGCGGCAATTGAAGATTATCATATGCCACACATTGATAGTTTTTTCCCTCACTGGAACGCAATCTATTATGTAAATGACAGCGATGGTGATACTGTTATCTTTAATGAAACTAACGACAACTACAGCAGTGGTCAAGACGACATACTTAGAATACAAAAAGAAAATTTTACTATCAAACGACGTGTGACTCCTAAGCAAGGAAAAATTTTACTGTTTCCTGGCAAATATTATCATTCGTCGTCTATTGCAAGAACAAGTAAATTTAGATGTGTAATTAACATAAACTTAGATAAGGTACTGTAATGGAGATTAAACTTAATTATGAAATGCCAGCTACTCATTCTTTTGACAAGGGTGGCAGTAACTATTCATTGCATCAGTCTGAGTTTATTGCTAATAATTTAAATGATATTTGGGAAGACCTTAGGGTAGCTCATAACAATTTTCAACGTTTGTTTCCGCAAGAGTCGTCAACTTGGTCCTATAGCAAATATAATATCTTTGCTTTAACGGCACCGTCTAGTACATTTTATCAAATTTATAAAGAGCTACGTACAGTGATCCGCGGTCAGTTAGGAGAAACTAGACCTTTATGGTTAGAAGCTTGGTTAAACTATCATACTGCTGATCAAGTATTAGACTGGCACCATCATGACTTTGATTATCATGGATACATTGCAATAGATCCTAAAAAAACTAGAACAGTGTTTGAAAATTATTCTATTGATAATAAACCTGGGCAGATTTACTTTGGACCAGGTAATAGATTACATAAGGTAGAAGTATTAGAACCTTATGAAGGAGTTAGAACTACTATAGGATTTGATGTTCATGTGTTACCAGAACACCCTATGATAAAAAATTATATTGAACGTCCTTTTGTAAATATGTCTTTGATTCCCTTGTTATGAAACCAATAATTATTAAAAATGCTGTTAGCAAAGAGCTTTGCGAATTTCTTTCATTAGAATTTAAAATGATGGAAGATGTATGCAAACAACTATATCCTCAACAGGATTTTTCCGATCTTTGCCCTAATAGTTTTGCAAGATACAGCCCGTTGATGTTTGAAGCATTAGCAGTAAAACTTACACCGTTAATTGAAGAACATGTAGACAAAAAATTAACCCCAACATATTCTTATGCTAGGATCTATTATAAGGGATCTGATTTAAAAATTCACAAAGATCGTCAAAGCAGTGAAGTGACTATCAGTGTTTGTGTAGAAAAAGATCACGTAGACTGGCCTATATACGTCAAACAAGATGACGGGACTGTTGACGAAATTTTATTAAACGAGGGCGATTTAGTAATTTACAGTGGTCGTAAAAACGAACATTGGCGAAATCCTTTTGAAGGAAATCGCCAAGTTCAATGTTTTTTACAATATGTTGATATTAACAGCTCAGATGCTTGGTTAAAGTGGGATACTAGACCTTGCCTTGGACTGCCGTTTGAATATGCTAGTCCTGAACTACGAAGAATAGGTGAGCTAGAAAGCTATATTCTTCGTAATAATTAATCTTCAACTTTAATTGGGCCTGCTACTACGTACTTAGAACCGTATTGCTCGTCAAATTTTTTCTGAGCTTCTTCTCTATTTTTTGCTTCACAACGCACTTCAACAACGTGCAATTCAGAAGTTTCTGGGTTTTCAGCATCTCGTAGGATCATCTTATATGTAGGCATGTAAATCTCCTCTAACAGTATATTTAGCTAGTCTTTTGAATCCACTGATCTATAGACCAAAATGGATCAACAATATTTTTGTATTTATTTTGGTTAATTGACAGTACTATTTTTCCTGCATCTAAATGTTTGGCATGCATTCTAGCTAAATTTTCATGAGAAAACACTCGTAATCCCTGCAAAACCATCAACCAAGCAGTTGGACTATAACCGTGTACAAAAGGTTCCGTTCCGTTGTTTAGGTAAAAATCACTCCATCTATGCAGTATTTCTTTAAGAGTTGGCGGAATTCTAAAATCGTCAAATGCATGACTCTGCCAAAATTCTGTATCTCTACGCTGGCCTCTATAATGTAGCGTTAAGAAGTCCCTAATGTCTTCTGTAATTGCAAAAACTCGCTTGTTAAAATGATCTATAGACCCTTCTGAATTTTCACTGAAAGGCTTCCAATGGTCTTGTAATGCATACAAACTTTCAATGATTACAGCAACACCATTAGCTTCAAGAGGTTCTAAGAATCCTGTGCTTAGGCCAACACCTATGACATTTTTATGCCAAGCATGTTTCATCATTCCAGGTGTAAATTGAAAATTAGCAATAGGTTCAATTTTTTTATTAAATCTAATTTCAGCTTCTTGTACAGCCTGTTCTAAGGTAATATGATCTGGATCATAGATGTATCCGTTTCCTGATCTATGACGCAGATTAATATTCCACGACCAACCATACTTCATAGCAATAGCATTAGTTGTTACACAGTAGCAGGGATCATCCCACCATGCTACTACTGCTCTAGCAGGAAAATAATTAGTGTAATCTACAAATTCATTGTTATAAACTTTACCTAACAGTAATCTTGCAAATCCTGAGCAATCAAAAAACCATTTACTAGATAAGTGTCTATCCTGATCTAATTTGATATAATCAATATCTCCGTTTTCCTTGCAGACACTAGATTGATATTCGCCAAATATATGATTAATACCTCTTGAAAGTGCAATTTCTTTAAAATATGCAGCCGCGGCTCTACTTTCAAAGTGCCACATAGGCACACAGGGTATGTCACTGGTTGCACCAAAAGGCACTTTATTTTCTTTTATAAATTCATTGGCTAAAAACGCATTGGCTAACGGAATGTCTGAACCTATCAGTGTTCTAAGATATGTGTCTTTATATCTCTCAGCAGACATAATACTGATCAAAGAACCAAGTGTTAGATCCTCTTTAGACATTTCAGAATCTACATAGTCGGTCCATCCGTCTAACCACGGAGCGTGGTCAGTTTGTAGGCAATGTATAAATTCTGTACCAACACCGTTCCAGTCAGTAAATTTTCCACCTAACTTTGGAGTAGCATTAACCTTACGTATAAAATCTTCTGAGTCAATTTTGAGATGTCTCATTAAACTGACAAAGGTAGTAGTACCGCTTTCACCTGCAATAATTGGAGGTCTATTAGGGTCTTCTACTACAACAACATTAAGTTTAGGCCAATTGCGTTGTAAAAATAACGCGGTAAGCCAGCCAGCACTACCGCCGCCGAGGACTACAGCATCATAGTTTGACATGAATTGTATCATACCTTTCTTTTAAAATGTTAAGAGCATCTCTATGTTTATAAAAAGGAACATTGGGATTTTCGCTTTGCTCTAAAACTCTATCAATAATAGCCCCAAATCGATCTTTGAAATGCGTCAAATATAGCTGATTAATTTTTTCGTTGTTAAACAATCTTAAGCCGTGCATGACCTGTGCATAGTTTAAATGACTAAACATGATTAGCGGCATGTTAAAATAGTGTGGATTAACATAATTATTTTTAAAATAATCTAAATGTTCTCGATTAAAATCAGTCCACTTTAAATTAGTTTGACACCAGCGCCAAAACTCAGAATCATTTCTTTGAGAAAAATAATGTAACTGAATAAAATCAACTATATTATCACTGATTCGAGACATGTGTTCATTGTATTTGTCCGCTGTAAACTCTTCGCCTCTCTCCCAAAATGCAACAGCAGGCAGCATAAGGAAACATTGTTGGATTGTAGTTCCAATACTGCTGGCTTCTAGCGGCTCTACAAAAATTCCGCTAAGACCGATCATAATACAATTTTTGATCCAAAATTTTTCAACATGGCCTGCGCCAAACTTAATTCGCTTGCCAACTTCTATTCGATCAGTGATGTTTAACTTTTTATAGTGTTCACTGACTTCGTCGTAGGCCTTGGTCTCATCAATGAATTGATCACAAAATACATATCCGTTGCCATACCTTTCTTGAGTAGGAATCCTCCAACACCAACCACTGCTCAGTGCAGTAGCTTCTGTATAGCTGGGAATATCTTCTGTATACCCTGTTGGAAATGCAATAGCAGAGTTCATTGGCAGTTCGTCAGTTCTACTGATCCATTTGGCATCAAGTTTAGAACCAATGACTCTTTTAAATCCACTACAGTCAACATAAAAGTCAAAGTTATGTTGTTGTCCTTGTGCGTCAACAAGATTTTTAACATATCCTTGATCGTCTAAATTAACATGATCAATTTCTGTGTCAACAACGGTAATACCACGTTTCTTACAAAGGTCATGTAAAAATTTATTAAGTTTAAAAGTGTCAAAATGATATTGACTTAGGATATCATGTAATGGTTCAACGTGACAACTATTTTGACTTAGACTCCACACAGTTTTTAAAGGATCCCAGTCTTCACCCACCATCCTAATCCATGTAAAGGGGAGACCCGATTGCTCATCAAACCCTCCATACTGCTCACTAAGGCTGTGAAAATAAGCAGTGCCATCACCATGCCAATTGGTAAACTTAATACCAACTTTATATGTTGCGCCAGTCTCTCTAACAAGTTCTGGTACAGTAACACCAATGTGATTGATAAATTTTTTCCAATGTTCAGTGCTGCCTTCTCCAACACCAATGATTCCTATTTGACTAGACTCTATCAGTGTTACTGGCAAATTAGGCCAGCCTTTTTTCATCATAAGAGCAGTAATTAGCCCACTGGTTCCTCCGCCTAATATGCAAAGATTTTTTATCATAGTTTATATTCCGTTGTTTTTTTGCTCATACTCTTAACAAGATTTACAGCTTCTCTACAGGTCATCCAACCATTAGTGGGATTCTGTTCTATCTGCGATAACATCTGTTCATCATACGATCTAAAATGTGCATATCGTTGTTCATATAATTTCTTAATACTAGCAGTATCAAACATTCTTAGACCGTGCATGACCTGTATCCAGTTTAGACAATCATAAATTCTAAAATTACTCAATAGACCGTCTTCTGGTAGCAGAGTTTGATTGACAAAATTCTTTTTAAAATTTTCTAAATTTTCTTTGTTAAAATCAGTCATAGTCATTTCGTTCTTACACCAACGCCAAAACTCTGTATCATTACGTTCAGTAAAATAATGTAGTTGTATAAAGTCAAGGATATTATACATCATGTCATCAACTACTCTATTGTATTCTTTGATAGTTCCCGTGTCTAACCTACTCCAGTTCCATATAGATGCTGTTAACATCTGTAGTTGTTTGATAGTAGTAGAAATACTAGATGCTTCTAGTGGTTCTACAAAGTTACTGCTGAGTCCTATGCTGACACAGTTTTTAATCCAAGCACGATTTACTTTACCTGACACATAGTTAATCTTACGACCCACATGAATGGTATCTTTAAAATGTTTTTGTATCTCATCTAGGGCCTGTTGCTCTGTGATAAAGTTGTCACTGAATACGTAACCGTTGCCAAATCTATCCTGCACAGGACTGCGCCAGTGCCAACCTGCATCCATAGCTCTAGCTAGGGTGTATGGCGGAATCTTTTCTTCGTAGGAAGTTTGAAAAGCGATAGCAGAGTTTAACGGAAGATATTTGGTCCAATCAACCCATTCAGCTCCTAACTTAGATGCTACAACTCTTTTAAATCCACTGCTGTCAATGAAAAAGTCTGCAGAATATCGCTGCCCTCGATCATCAACAATAGCGTCAACAAATCCCTCAGAGTCTAAAATTGGTCCTACTATTTCAGCATCTACAATTTCTATTGCCAACGAACGACATTTCTTTTCTAAGAAAGCATTTAGCTTTTCACTGTCAAAGTGAAATTGATAATAGTCAGTGAGGGGCTCGCGAACATAACCCTGCATAGGGAGGTCCCAATGTAGTTTATCGCTAGGAACACCGTTGGCTATCATGCCCATCATAGTATAAGGAGCACCGGAATAGCTGTCCATCCATATTAGAAATTCTGGCAAACTGTGAAAATAACTAGTGCCGTCGCCGTGCCAGTTTTCAAATTTGATTCCTATCTTGATAGTGGCACCACATTCGTTAATAAGGTCTATGATATTGATACCAACTGCCTGTGCAAATTTAGTCCAGTGTTCTGTGCTGCCTTCTCCAACACCAATAGTGCCTATCTTTTTAGATTTTATCAGTTTTATCTTTAATGCAGGCAGTGCGGTCTTTAGATACAATGCCGACATTAATCCAGCATTACCTCCGCCTAATACTATAACATCATTAATCATTTAATAAAAACCTCTGCTCGTGAATCTGTTGCTAACTTATAGTTTATTTTACCTTCTGGTAAAGTATTAAAACTAATGATGTAACGACTTTTGCCCCCAATGTGTACATGACTTCTATGATAAACATAGCTAGGAAATATAACTAACTTACCAGGTTCAGGAACAATTTGTTCCCACGGCTGATAGCTTTCTCTCAATACTTCTAGCTGACCCCTAGCCCTATCAGTTAGAGGATCTTCAAACTCGGTTGCCGAACCATCAGTAAGATAATATATTGCACTGTAAAAACTCATAGAGTGTTTATGGTAATTTTGATGCATTTTATATTCTGGAAGTGCTACATTTACCCAACTGTTAGTTATAGAAATTTTTTCGCAGTCATAGTTCATGCTAGTCTTTACTTGTTCCAAACATTGATTAAACCAAGAAAATAGATCTTTAAAACGTTCGTTATGTCTGAGATCTACTAACAGACTAATTGTAGTTGTTTTTTTAATTTCAATATCATTTAACCGTTCAAGCTCACTGATAAGAGCAGAATTGTCTATGGTTAAATTTTTAAAAATAAAAAACTCAACAGGAAAAAGTTTCTTTACTTCCATTAAAATTCAATCCAACCAGTCATTATATATTTTTCACCAGACAGGGGAGGGTTTCCTCTGTGAGTATGAGGGAATCCTGCAGGCCATATCATTAACGTGCCCTGTTTAGCAGGAACTCTAACACTTTGATATAAAAATTCTGTTTCTCCACCGGTGTCTACAGTATTCAAAAAGATTGCCCACGAACATACTCTAGCACTGCGATCTATGCTGTCACTCTCAAAATGCCACATGTGATAACCCTGTCCAGGCAGAGTCTTTTGTATCTTCATTGACCTAACTTGATGGTCACCCGTTTCTAATAAAACGCTGTAATGATCCATGTATTGACGATAGCAGTTCCAAAATTTTTGCATAAATGGAACTACTAATTTTTCGTTGGGCATTGCTCGCATAGTGTCAGGATCTAGCACAAAAACAGCTTCGTCATTTTTCTTATGACTTGGTGC